TTACGCTTGCCCGGCCAGCCGCGCGTCGTGATCGCGCTGGCCAGCGCTATGATCGCGGCGGACAGGGACAGACCCACCAGCGCGAACGCGCCCGGCCAGCTCACCGGGCGCCCGGGTAGCTGCGGCGCGGCGGGACCGGACCGTGGCACAGGTGCGGCCGGTGCTTCGGTCCGGGGCAGTGGTACAGCACCGGCGGGGTCGGGGTGACCAGACACCGCACCAGCGTGCAGCGGACCGGTGGGGGACTGACGGCGCTCGGCGCGGTCACCGGAGTGACGCCGCCGATGGTGATCGCCCCGATGGCGATCTTGGCGATGATGCTGAGCATTGCAGGGCCTCCTGGCCTAGTTGGGGTGGGCTGATCCGCCCAGGGGCGGCACCGCTGCGACGATGCCGCCGAGTGTGGATCAGCGGTCGGGCCACCAGCTCTTGACGAACTCGTCCCGCTCGCCCGAGGTGGCGCGGTTACACGGCGGGATCATGCACAGCGCGAACGACCCCTCGTGCTCGTCGCTGTGCACCCCGTAGGCCGTCCCCATCATCGACTGCGCGGGGCTGCGCGGGATCGCCAGATCGGCCGGGGCCTGGGGGGCCTGCTCCGGCTCGTCCTCGACGGTCTCGGGCGTCTCAGACTCCAGGGTGTGCCGACCGTCCCAGCCCAGGACCTGCACCCGCTCCGGCGCGACCGGGTTGCCCTTGACCAGCCAGGCGATGAACTCGTTCACCGACAGCGCGCGGTTCTCCCTGCCGGTCAGGTACCACGCCTGCCCGGTCCAGACACCCGCGAACGTGTAGGTCTGCTCGCCCAGCACCTTCGGGAACCGGACCACCGTGCCGGCGGGGATCCCCAGCCAGTTGGCCCGGGTGTACCGCTCGGCCAGGTCGACCTTCGCCTCGAACTCCGCATCGGTGGCCCGGCTCGCCAGGTACTGCTCCAGCCGGTCGTCGGCACTGGAGCCGACACCCGGGTAGGTAAACTCGCTCATCTGCGCGGCGACCTTCTCCGCGATCGCCTTGGTGTAGCGGCGCTCGAACTGTGCGGCGGTCACCGGCTCGGTCGGGTCGTGGTCGTGGTCGACCGGACCGCTGCCGTGTGAATGCGACATGTCGCCTCTCTCCCAATCACTCGCGTAGGGCATTGTTGCCCCCTTCTCCCTGCCAGCCGTGGCACGGGGGGCGCACCGACGGGCGCGAGCCCGTCGGTGGCCCTCCTGGATGCCAGGACAGCCTATCCCCGCCACCCATCGCTACAGGCGACGATGTTCGGCACGTGCAGGTAGCACACGCCGTGCTTGCCGTCGTCGGTCCGCCCGATCCGGCGCCAGCCGTCCTCGGGTGCGCACTGGAACGTGTAAGCGCCATCGGAGTGCAGGATCTCGCAGCCGGGCGCTCCGGCGTTGGTCACTGCGATCGTGCAGGCGTCGGCGCCATCGACCGGCGTGCAATCCAGCCCGAGCGGGGCCTCGTGCACGGCGGTGCTGGCCTTCGGCGCGGGGGTGCGGTGCAGATCGCACCCGGCCAGGGCGGCGGCGGTGAGGGTGGCGGATAGGGCCAGTGCGAGGGTGCGCATCTCAGACCTCCGTCGGGACGAACGCGGCGATCGCGCAGGGCGCGCCCGGGTAGTTGTCGTGGGCCTGGCAGACGAACACCATCACGCGCGCGGTCCGGACCACGAACCCGACATCGAGGATCGGGGTGAGCGTGGGGCGCGGGTAGGACGGGAACACGTACTGCACGGTGGTGCCCAGTTGCAGGGCGGCATCGGCCTCGGTGAAGCTGCCGGGCCAACTGACCCGGCCGACCGGCGTGCCGGCGTGGTCCAGTCGCTCGTAGCGCACCAGGCTGGCGGTGGTGTCCCAGCCGTCGGTGCGGCGCATCTGCTCGATCAGGGCCTGCGCGAATGCCAGCGCGTAGACCAGTTGCGGCGGCGCCGGGGTGTCGGGCAGGTCCGCCGACACGTTGGCGATCGGGAGGTTCACGGTGGTACCTCTTTCTGCCTGCCGCACCCGGCGGTCCGGGCGCGGTGGTGGCCGAAGCCCGGGCCCGCGTCGTGCCTGTGCGGGCCCGGGCATCACCATCATGCGGCGGTCAGGTTCAGCAGCTCGCGGATCGCGACCTTGCCAGCGTCGGTGAGGGTGCTCAGGTCGGCCTGGCGGTCGTTGCCCTCGGCCCGCTCCAGGGTCGCCCAGCCGCGCTTGTCCAGCCCGATCAGGATCATCGGGTCGACGTGGCCGAACTCGGCCCGGGTCAGGCTGCAACCCTCGGCGTTGCTCAGCTTCGCCAGCGCGAGCTTCATCGCGGGGCTGGTGCGCTGCCGCTTGCCGTCGGCGGTCTTGTTGCTGGCCTTCGCGGCGGGTGCGGGCTTCGGCGCGTTGCCGATCTTGTCGGCCCGGCTCGCGGCGCGCTCCAGCTTCCGGAAGTAGGCGGCGGCCTCTTTGCGGTCCGCCACCGGCACCTTGCCGTTGCCGTGCAGGGTCTCGGCGTGCTCACGGGTGCCGATCTTGCGGCCCCGCTCGTCCCGGTCGACCACGAAGATCCGCACCCGGCCGCCTGCGGCCTTCTCGGTGCGGTCCACGGTCAGCCAGTAGCGCGGGTCTTGCCCGGCCACGCGGACGGCGAAGGTGTCGCCCGGCTCCAGCGCGCCGACCCGGGTCAGGGTCGCGTTCTCGTCCAGCAGTGAGTCCAGCATGGTCGCGTTACCCGCCTCGGCGGTGGCCTGTGCCTGGGTCTTGCTCATTGCCCCTCCTGGGGTTCGGTGGGCCCGGCCAGTCCGGGCCCCACAAGACCATCTTACCACATGGCGTGGCACGGCGCAAGCCATTCCGCGTGTCGGCGTGTCGTCAGATGTCGCCCCCATCGCTGTCGTACCCGATCGTGTCGGCTTCCCGGGTCTGGGCGGCCTGGGCGTCCGCCACGGCGAGGTTGGTCATCCGCCGCCAGTCGGCCTGCGGCTGGGTGGCCAGGATCTGCCGCAGGGTGTCGCCTGCGACGATGACCGCGCCGACCAGGCTGGGCAGGTCGCGTCCCTGCCCGATCCGCCAGACGACGTGCAGGCTGTTGACCTTGCGGGTCGCCGCCCGGTGCAGGTAGATCCAGGCCGCGTACCCGCCCTCCCGGGACGCGGTGAACAGCAGCGTCGCGACGTCCGGGATCAGCGGCCGGGTGTTGGCGTGGTAGGTCGCCCGGGTGTCGGCCTGGAACGCGGCCAGGTGCTTTGCCGGCACGGTCCCCTCGGCGAACTGCCCGAGCTTGTTGCGCATCTGGTCGACCGAGCGTGCTCCTGCCATCGGGCGGGGTGCGGTCCAGGAGGTGCCGATGCTGGTCTTGCGGGTCACTGCGTCTCCGTCCGTCGGTGTCCGGGCGGCAGCGCCCGGGGTCTGCCCGCAGCCTACCCGAGCCAGGTAGGGGGCGCAACCTGGAACGCGACCCAGGCGGACGCCACCTAGGGGTGGGCCTGGATGGCCGAGTGACCGGGTCCATCCCCCGCCCAGCCTATGCCCCGGGTGGTGCCCCCGCCGATGTCGGGCTTACTCCAGGTGTCCGGCCTGACCCAGGGTGCGTTGTCTTGTGGGATGTCCGATCTGTCCGGGACTGTACTGTCTTGCCCTGTCTTGTCGCCTCGTGACAACTCAGCCCAACCTAGGACAGACCCTGGAACACCGCTGCTCTGTCTCTCTCTCTTTCTAGAGAGACAGGCGGTGGCCAGGCGTCAGGTCGATATCCGGAGATGCCGACGGACCCCCCGATCTGGGAGGTCCGTCGATGTCGGCTGGACCTAGCGGCGGTAGTGCCGGTACAGCCCGGCCACCACCTGCTGTAGTGCCAGCAGCGACAGCAGGAACAGGCCGTAGCCGAGCTGCAGGTCGGTCGGCGCCAGCCTAGCCACGGTTCAGCCTGCTGCTGCGGCCAGCGACGATCCGGGTTGCCGGGTTGGTGAAGTCGCGGATCGCTGACCGGACCGTGGCGATCTGGTCGGCCAGGCGGTCCAGCTCGTCGGCGGTCAGCCGGATGTACTTGCCCTGGAGGATCCCGTCCTCGTCCCGCCAGTACAGCCACGTGTAGGCGTGGTCGCCGGTGGCGGACTGGTGGACCCGGATGCGGCGGTCGGCGCCAGCGTCCATCGGGGCCGACTCACGGATCGAGATGGTCTCGATGGCGGGGTTGGTGGTGTTCGTCATGGCTTCTCCCTATGTCGGTGGGGGGCGGGGGCCTCTAGCGTCCCGGAAGGGCTCCCAGATACCCGGACGGTACCTCTCCGGGGCTGGCAGCCATCCGCAGCGCTAGTCCTCCCAGTCGCAGGACCCGTGGCACTCGGTCACCCAGTAGACCCGCCCGAGCTGCTCGGTGCCAGCCGGACCCGGCACGGCCACGCTGATCGGGCCCTCGGTGTGGTTGTGCAGCCGGGTGTGCGCCTCCAGGTAGCGCGCATCGATCGCGTCCTGGTCGGCGCGCTGGTGGCCGGACAGCTCGTCGGTGGCCTCGTACTCAGCGTCCCAGTCGCGCTGCAGCTCGTCCTCCAGCCAGGCCAGCGCCCGGGCCAGCGACCCGGTCATCAGGCCAGTGCTGGTGTCGTCGGGCAGGTAGCCAGGCTGGTTGGTGTTCGCGTGGTAGTGCATTGGTTCCTCCTGTCGGTGGGGGGTGTCGGGTCTGGCACCCTGGGTGGGTGCGGTTTCACGTGAAACCGCACCGCCCCGGGGGGTCAGCGTCCGCAGCGGGCGTCCCACCAGGCGACGACCTGGTCTTCCAGCGACGTCCGGGCGGCCGGGGCCTGCGGGTGGTCGGCCACAGGCTGCGCGGTCGGCGCGGCCTGCTGGACCTCACCGGCGCTAATGACCGCGTCGGCCTGGCGCTCGGCCCAGACGCTGACCAGCGGCGCGAACTCGGCCAGGGCCGACCTGAGGGTGCGCTTCTTGCCGACGACCTCGGCCAGCTCCTCGTCGGACCAGCACTCGACCAAGACGTCCCAGCCACCGTCGTTGTAGTGCTCCAGCGCGTGCGCCTTGACCTGCTCGACCAGGGCGGCAGTGGTTGCGTTCACGGGTTGCTCCTTCGGGTTGGGGTCGGCGGGTCCGGCCTCCTGGGCGTGGCCCGGTTTCACGTGAAACCGGGCCCACCCGGGGGGTCAGCTACCGGTCGGTCTCCAGGAACCGGGCCTCGAACCGGTGGTCGCCTGCGCCGACGACGCAGCAGGCGACGTAGCCGTCCTGGCACAGGAACAGCGTGGTCGCGACGGTCGGCAGGTCCAGCGCCAGCCGGACCTCCTGCTCCCAGACCGCCGCCAGCGCGGCGTCGGACTCGTCGGTCAGGTCGTGCGTCAGGTCGGTCCAGGCCACCAGCCAGGCCCCGGTCGGCTCCCACCGGGCCTCCAGGTCGGCCAGCTCCAGGTCGGAGCCGAGGCCGTTGCTCACGTCGGTCAGGTGCTGCCAGGTGCGCCAGGCCGCGTTGTGGGCGGTGTGGGCGGTCGGGTCGACGTCGTCGAACGGGAAGCGGTTCACGGGTTGCTCCTTCGGTTGGGCGGGGGCGGGTGCCCCCGAGGGTTTTTCTTTTTAGTGTACCACGCCACGTGCCACGCCACAAGTAGCCACGCGGGTTGGGTTTGGCGGGCTGGCGGGGTTGGGTGGCACGGTCTCACGGGGGCGGGCACGGTTACGCGGCGTCACTCGTACACGTGTGCTACACGCACGTCACTAGTACACGTGTACTAGCGGGGACACGGTTGCTACACAGCAACGACTGAGTTGCGACTCAGCAAGAGAGGAGCAGGCTGGGTTGCGCGGACGCTAGGCGTAGCTACGCGTAGTACGCACGTACTAGGGGGGTGGTTGGTGTGTAGCAAGGGTTGCAGGGTAGCAAGGGTTGTGTGGGCAAGGGTTGCAGGTGCAAGGGTTGCTGTGTGGCAAGGGCTGGCTGTTGCTGTGTGGCAACGGTTGTGTTGACAGTGGTTGTTACGTGGCAACTACCCCCCCGGGCCCGAGCACCTTCTCGAACAATCGGTCGCTCTTCCCCGCATGGCACATTGTCACGTTGCACGCCGCGCCCCTACCTGATAGGCTTCCCCTATGGATCACAACTACCTGTCGGGAGTGGCAGGAGCACAGATGCGGTCGCTGTTCACGGACCGGACGTTGCAGGCCGCGCGGGCGATCGTGTGGGTCAGTGCGCTACAGGCACAGCAGGAGCACGCCCCGTCGGGGTTCGGCGTGCCGGTACGGCCGGGCTGGGACCCGGACGGTTCGCCCTCGGTGCCGGATTTTGAAGAGGACCCCGCCCCGAAGCGGTACCATGCGCTGGCGATCACGCTGATCATGGCGGCCTGCGGGCGGGCGTTCGTCAACAGCGAGGACGTCGCACCCGCCCCGGACTGGGCGCTGTACGACGAGTACCTGATCCGGCTGCAGCAGCAGACCACGATCACACAGCACGAGACCGTGGCGCAGCTGAACGCGATGAACCTGGCGGTGGGGGCGGACCTGCTGCACCTGGGGCTGACATCGAGCGACGCGACCGAGCCAGCGGTGGCGGCGATCGCGGACGCGGCAGCGATGACAGTCTGGCTGCGCGGCGCCGGGCTGGTCGACCAGCTCGCCAGCCTGGCCAACGAGCAGGCCGACTGGAAGGTCACCGGGCGGACCCACGGACGCCCGGCCGCACCGACCACCTGGGGGATGCGCTGGGCCGGGTACGCCGAGGCGCTGTCGGCGGCGGTGCAGACCGGGGTGTCCGCCGGGGTGCTGCGGGCCCGCCGGATCGGAGCGGGCCCGGTCGGCAACCACGCCGGCTGGTGGCTGATGGCGTGTGAGGGCAAGCCGTTCGGCAGCGGCGAGGCGGTGTCCGGCACACGCGGCACCCCCGAGTACGACCTGGCGCTGCTGACCGACTGCGCGACCGGGCGGGCCCGGCTCGGCCTGGACGACCTGATGGACCAGCTGGTCGGGTACCGCCCCTACAGCACCGACCACGAGGCCGACGGCGACGAGCCCGAGGTGACCGGCGAGCCCGGCACCCTGCAGTACAGCCTGACCCTGGCGAACAACCGGGCCTGGGCGGCACGCTACAGCCCCGAAGGGATCGGGGGTGCGGTGGCCGCCTGGAACGCCCCGGGCACCCAGCAACTGCCGCACCACAGCTACACGGCGTACTGGGGGGCGGCCGATCAGATCGCGCTGGTCGTGCGCAAGATCACCCGGGACCTGCGCGCCGCGATCCTGCTGGACGAGGCGATCGAGCAGCGGCAGGGCGGGCAGGTCGGCTCGTCCGCGATGCCGCACAAGCACAACCCGGTACTGACCGAACGCGCGGCGGCGCTGTCGCACGTGGTCACCGGCTACACCGCGATGGGGCGGGGTAGCGCCGAGAGCTGGCTGGAAGGCGACGTCGCCGAGAGCGCATCCCGCCGGGTCTGGCTGCCCGGGATGTTCCTCGCCGTCGATGCGATGTTGATCACCCTGCACCGGGCACTACAGCGCCTGCAGGTCGACCCGTTCGCCTCCGAACGGCACCACGACGAGCAGGGCCAGGAGCTGGGCACGTTCGACGAGCTGACCCGCCTGGTCCAGGAGGGCACCGTCGGGCGGACCGAGGCGCACCGGCGGATCGCGACCGGGCGGGTGATCCCCCGGCAGCCGGGCAGCACCGGGCTGTCGGGCTGGACCGCCGCCTCCGTCGGCCGGGTCCTGGCGGACGGGCTGACCGCCGACAGCAACCCGATCCGATGGGAGTGACGCGGTGAGCCACAAGCACTACGCGGGTGATACCGTGGACTGCCCGACCTGCGGGGCCCCCGCCGGGGAGCGCTGCACCGGCACCTTCGCCAAGAAGGGGACGCGGACCCACTCCGAGCGGCGACGGGCGGCCCAGGAGCTGCTGGCCCGGCAGCACATACCGACGCCCGCCCCGCACCCCCGAACCGTGACCTGCCAGACCTGCGGTGCCAGCCCCGGGCAGGGCTGCCCGCCCGAAGATCACCTGTACCACCCGGAGCGGATCGCCGCCGCGCAGCGCGAGTACGAGCTGCAGGCCGCGATCCGCAGAGACCAGATCGGATTTGTCACGTGAGCAAGTCCAAGCGCCGGGCGAAGGCACAGCGCCGGGTCGCTGCCGCCCGCAATCAGTTCCCCGGGCTCCGCGACCTGTTCGGCGGCAAATGCTGGAACGGATGCGGCGAACGCGGCCCGCACTTCGTGCCGCCGTCGCTGGGCCAGCCAGGGTTCTACATCTGCACCCCGAAGGAGCGCAATGATCAAGCTGAGTAGCAAGCTGCCCGACGTCGAGTCGGACCTGTGCGGGCTGTACGCCTGGGACGAGTGGGCGGTCAAACACCCGTCCGGTGTGCTCCCGGTGGTCGGCCTGCTGGTGCCCTCGTCGATCCACACCGACATGGACAAGAACGGCCAGAAGACCCCGACGATGCGGTTCTCCGCGATCGAGGTGATGAGCGGGACCAGCTTGCCCCGGGCGCTGAGTCTCATCGACAAGGAGCTGCCCCAACTGGAGGACCTGGTGCGCTGGCTGCACGAGGTCCGGACCGGCAAGACCGCGTTGCCGTTCTGATGGGCATCGATCTCTGGCGGCTCGGCTGGTACCGCCGAACCTGGAGCATGCAGGACCGGCGGCGCTGGCGGCGACGGGCGCGCCGGGCCCGTCGCTCTCAGTGCCCGCCCGTGATAGACTGAGTCGGAGGTGCCAGTAGCTCAGTGGCAGAGCAGGCGGTCGGGCGGGTGCACCCGCCCCCGTTGGGTCGGCGGTTCGAGCCCGCCCTGGCGCCCGCGCTGCACTGGCTGACAACGTGACACGTCGGCCGTGGCACTCCGCCCCCCTCCCCCACGAGGGGGGCGGAGCTGTATAATGGCGGCATGGCACTACCCCCGAAGATCACCGTCACCGGCAAGTACACCGACCAGCTCGGCAACCCGCTGGCGGGCCGGGTGGTGTTCGCGGCGAGCGTGATCCTGGTCAACGCGACGCAGCCGGACCTGGCGGTGGTCGGTGCCTGGCCCGCCAACCTCGATGCGACCGGCTCGTTCTCGATCGCGCTGTACGCCACCGACGCGGCCGGATGGGACACCACCGACGGCCAGGCGACGTTCAAGTACCGGGTGACCCAGCAGGTCCGGCAGACCAGCAGCGACCCGGTCCCCGACGTGCTGATCGACCTGCCGTCGGCCAGCCCCGGCGGCACCGCGACCCTGGCATCGTTGATCGCCGCCGCGAACGCGTAGTAGGATTGTGGTATGACGCAGGAGCAGGAAGAGTTCCCGAGCACTGTCACCGGGACCGGCACGGACGGGTCGCCGGTCGGCAGCATGGGCGAAGGTACCGATACCACGGGCGGGGCGGCCGAGGCCGACGACGACACCACGGACGGTACCGACGAGGCCCCAGCGACTGACGCGTAAGCGGGCCTGCTGTGGCCGAGCCCCTGCTCTCCGGCGACCCGACCCCCGACACCGAGGCCGCCTGGACCACCCCCGAGCAGGGGCTCGACCCTACCCGGGGCAAGGAATATATCGACGCTGCGACCAAGGTCATGCAGCAGCAGGCGATGGGCTGGGAGATCATCCAACTGCGCCGGCAGAGGATGCCCTGGCGGGAGATCGCCCGGTCGCTGGGGATCAGCCAGGCCACGGCGGTCGACCAGTACCGGCGGGCGATGACCGCGACCCCGGTCCTGCAGTTCGACGACTACCGGTTCGAAGAGACCGAGCTGATCGATGCCGCGATCAACGACCTGATGACGATCGCCCAGTCGGGGCGGGCCGAGGACCGGATCAAGGCTTGGCAGGAGATCCGGGGCTGGTCCGAGCGGAAGGCGAAGCTGCTGGGTCTGGACGCACCGAGCCGTCAAGTCAACTTCACCCTGGACTACATCGCGGCGCAGGTGTACCAACTGGAGCAGGAGCTGGGGATCGAACATGGTGGCACCATCGATGCCGAGGTCATCGCCAGCCAGTCTAGCGGAGGTGAAGCTTGGCCAGTTGCAGCGATTGAAGGAACTGCAGCTAGCGAAGCAGGCCCGCGACGCCCATTTGCACCAGTCGATGACCTCCCGATATCAGACCGACCCGATTGGGTGGATTCAGCGTCGGCTGAGTGAGCATGTCTGGTCGAAGCAGGCCGAGATCATGCAGAGTCTGGTCGACCACAAGAAGACCGCCGTCAAGTCCTGCCATGGTGTCGGCAAGAGCCACATCGCCAGCCGGGCGGTCACTTGGTGGGTCGACACCAACGACGTCGACGACCTGTTTGTGGTGACCACCGCGCCGACCTTCCCGCAGGTCCGGGCGATCTTGTGGCGCTACATCCGCCAGGCGCACCGCAAGTATAACCTGCGCGGCCGGACCAACCAGGTCGAGTGGATGATCGACGACGAGCTGGTCGCGTTCGGCCGCAAGCCCGCCGACCACGACGCGGCCGGATTCCAGGGCATCCACGCCCGGAAGGTCCTGGTCGTGGTCGACGAAGCCTGCGGGATCAACGAGCAACTGTGGTACGCGATCGACTCGCTGACCACCAACGAGGGCTGCCGGATCTTGGCGATCGGCAACCCGGACGACCCGACCTCGCACTTCAAGAAGATCTGCGAACCCGGCTCGGGCTGGAACACGATCAGGATCTCCGCGTTCGACTCACCGAACCTGACCGGGGAGCCGGTGCCTGCTCGTCTCGCCGAGATGTTGATCTCCGAATCCTGGGTCCAGGAGAAGGCCGACGAGTGGGGTGTGGACAACCCGGTCTACATCTCGAAGGTCGACGGCGACTTCCCGACCCAGGATCCCACCGCTGTAATCCGCAACCAGGACGTGGTCCGGGCCCGGCTGTCGGACCTGGTCTACAACGAGCAGCAGTTGCTGCCGGTGGAGCTGGGCGTCGACGTCGGTGGTGGCGGTGACCTTACCGTGGTACGGGAGCGGCGGGGCCCGCAGGCGGGGCGGCAGTGGACGATGCTGTCGGACCGCCCGGAGGACCTGGGCCCGTGGCTGACCAACATCATCCAGATCACCGGCGCGACCTCGGTCAAGATCGACTCGATCGGTATCGGCTGGGGCCTGATCGGTGAGATGCGCAACCGGGCCAACCGGCGGGAGCACTCGGCCGCGATCTATGGGGTCAACGTGGCGGTGCGCTCGGACCAGCCGGACAAGTATGCTAAGCTCCGGGATCAGATCTGGTGGGAAGCCCGCGAGGCGCTGGGTGCGTCGAAGTGGGACCTGGGCTCGATGGACGACGCCGACGCGACCCACGCGGAACTGGTCGAGCCCCGCTGGGGACACGACCAGAGCGGCCGGATCGTGATCGAGTCGAAGGACGAGTACCGCAAGCGGAACCATGGCAAGAGCCCGGACCGGGCGGACGCGCTGTTGTTGGCATATTACCTACCGGCGTACAATCTGGTCAACAACTTCTTTGACAAGCTGCCATCTGTGGGGGTTAGGTATGGGGCGGTCCCGCTCTCAGCGCCGTCGGGTCCAGGTGGTCCAGAAGGCACTTAGCCCGTCCTCGGTGCGCGCTGCCGGCGGGCAGAGTTTCACCCCGGACCAGGTCGCGGCGATGCTGCGGGCGGTGACCAACGGGCAGATCTCGGCCGGGCAGGTGGGCGGGCTGGCCGTGCCGCTGCCGCGCAGCCCATACGACAACGTCCCGTTCGGCCCGGGCACTCCGCTGCCGGTCCAGCCGATCAACCCGGTCAACCCCGCCACCGGCCGAGCAGAACCCCGCCAGTACAACTACCCGGTGTCCTGGAACCTGCCCGGCATCCAGGACCGGATTGTGCCGTTCTCGGTGCTGCGTGCCGCTGCCGACCAGATCTCGCTGTTCCGGCGCTGCATCGAGATCCGCAAGACCGAGGTCGGCACCCTGGCCTGGGACATCGTCCTGTCGCAGACCGCGATCGAGCGGGCGATGGCGGAGCGGCCCAGCGACACCCGGGCCGACGTCGAGAAGGACCTGCGTAACCGGATGTCGCCGCTGGTCGGCAAGTACGTCGACTTCTGGATGACCCCGGACCGGCGCAACGGGCTGACCTTCGTGCAGTGGGCCAACAAGGTCCTGGAGGACTACTTCGTCCTGGACGGGATCGCGATCTACCCGCGCCGCACCCGGGGCGGCGACATGTACTCGTTCGAGGTCATCGACGGCACCACCATCAAGCCGCTGCTGGACCAGTACGGCAACAAGCCTGCCGCACCCAACCCGGCCTACCAGCAGATCCTGCAGGGTTTCCCCCGGGGCGAGTTCATCGCGGACCTGGAGCTGGACGAGGACGGCAACGAGGTGCTGGCCAACGCCTACGGCACCGATCAGCTGATTTACTTCGTGCACAACGTGCGCTCGTTCACGCCGTACGGGTACTCGGCGGTGGAGCAGGCGCTGGACGACGGCGATCTGTACCTGCGGCGGCACCAGTGGCTGAAGGCCGAATACACCGACGGCGTCATGCCTGCGGGCTGGCTGAAGGCGGGCGAGGGCCAGGCCCAGTGGTCCCCACAGCAGTTGGCCGAGTACGAGCGGGCGCTGAACGACTACTACGCTGGGCAGACCGACACCCGGCAGCGGTTCCGGATCTTGCCCTGGGGCATGGAACCGGATATCCGCAACGACCTGGGCGAGCGGTATAAGCCGGACTACGACCTGCACCTGATCACGATGACCGCGTCGCATTTCGACACGATGATCGCGGAGATCGGGTACACCCAGCCGGGCGGTCTCGGGTCGACCGGCTGGCACGAGGGCCAGGAGAACGTGCAGGACCGCAAGGCTACCCGGCCGACCGTCCGCCGCCTGCAGTCGATGATTACCAACATGTCCCGGCACTACCTGGACATGCCGAAAGAGCTGGAGTTCAAGTTCCTCGGGCTGGAGGAAGAGGACGAGGACGCCCAGGACGAAGTCGCCAACCGCCGGGTGATGTCGGCCCGGATGACGATCAACGAGGACCGCGACCGGCTGGGGCTCGCGCGGTTCACCTTCCCTGAGGCCGACAAGCCGTTCATCTCGACGCCACGCGGTATCGTGTTTATGGAGGGGGCGGGCCAGGTCGCGCCGGGCGAGCTGATCACGCCGGGCAACGGGCTGGACGCGCCGCTGCCGGGGCGGGACCCGGACGGGGCGGCCGGGCAGACGGCGGCCGGTGGGTCCGGGCGGGTGCTGCCACAGGGCAAGCCGCGCTATGCGCTGCCGCCCCCGCCGGACGCCGACGGCGACGGGGTCGACGACGCGAACGAGCGCAAGTCGGCCACGACCCGCAAGGCCCAGGTCGCGGACGAGATCGCGGCCTACCGGCGCTACCTCAAGAAGGGCAAATCCCGCCAGTTCGAGTTCCACTACGCCGCACCGGCGGACCTCGAGGCTGCCGGGCTGCTGCAGGACCCTGCCGATGACTGACCTCGGTGCGGTACAATCATCCCATCTGATCACCACCGGCTGGAGCCGAGATGACCGTTAAGCATGCTTACAAGTGGGTGCCATTCACCAAGGCGGAGGAACTGCCGGACGGCACCATGCTGGTCGCCGGTCCCGCCACCGACGCAACAATCGACCGCGACGGGCAGCGGATGAGCCAGGAATGGCTGGACCGTGCGATGCCGAAGTGGGAAGCCGAGGGCGGCAACGTCCGTGAGTCCCACGACGTGAAGCGTGCCATCGGCACCTCGGTCGGTATGAACCGGGCCGACGACGGCTCGTTCCTGCTGACCGCGCACATCGTGGACGACCAGGCGATCAAGAAGGTCAAGGCCAAGGTCCTCAAGGGCTTCTCGATCGGCGCGGTCAACCCGGAGTTCGACTTCGGCGACCCGGCCGCCCCGATGGGCACCGTGGTCGGTGGCGATATCATCGAGGTCAGCCTGGTCGACCGCCCGTCCAACCCGAACTCGTATTTCGTGATGGCGAAGTCGGAGGGTGCGGGGCTGCTGCTGGTCGAGCAGTGGCAGACCAGCGGGGCCGAGGAACCCGATCTGGAGAAGAAGGTCAGCGCGGCCCAGCGCAAGGAGTACGCCAAGACCGGTGTCGCCATGAAGAACGGCGATTTCCCGATCCCGGACGAGGGCCACCTTCGCGCCGCGATCGGCCGCCTCGCCAACTACACCGGCAACAAGGCCGCCGCGCGCCGGCACATCATCAAGCGGGCCAAGGCGCTCGGCAAGACCAGTATGCTGCCGAAGGACTGGCACGTCTCGAAGGCGCAGGAGATCCACTCCGAGGTCGCCGGTCTGGTGATCGGTGCGGTGCCGCCCGAGCTGACCAAGGCCACCGCAGCCGAGGACATCATGAGCGCTAAGGGTGCGATCGCCGCGATCGCCCGGATCATCCAGTCCGAGGCCGACTCCCTCGCTGACGGCATGCTGGCCGAGGACTACGATATCTGCTGCCTGCTCGACGCGGTGTCCGCACTCAAGCGGTTCATCTTCGTCGAAGGCCGCGAGGACACCCCCGACGACGAGTCGACCGAGATGCTCTACCGCTCCCAGGAGGACGAATTGACAGCCCCAGCCGAGCAGCCCCCGGCCGACGCCCCCGTCGAGCCGTCCGAGGACGCCCCGGAGGTCACGGAGGCCCCGGAGACCCCCGCCGAAGAGACCGAAGCCCCCGCAGAGGTCCCGGCCGAGACCGCCCCTGGCGTCCCGGAGGACCTGGATGCTAAAATCGCCGCAGCAGTCGCAAAGGCGAGTGGGGCTCAACAGGAGCAGATTGAACTGCTCAAGAGCCAGCTGGCACAGGCGCTCAGCCAACCGGCCCCGGGTGGGCCAGTCATGATGCGTACGTCCCAGCAAATCAACCTCGCCAAGACCAAGGATCGCGACAATCTGCTCGCGCAGGCGGCTGAACTCCAACTGGCAGCGCAGGACAACCAGTCCCACGACCCAGTTCTGGCTCAGGGCTACCGTGAACGGGCTGCGCTGATCTTGTCCAAGGCACAGGCCATCCAGTAGGAGCTAATATGCCCACCGCTGTGAAGTTGCAGCAAAAGTCGGCCGACCTGTTCGGTGGTGACGGCACCACCAACCCGGCCGCACTGTCCCAGCGCCACGACGAGTACATCGAGGCTCTCCAGAAGAGCCAGGACATCTCGGTCTCGCGCGAAACCCACATGATGGGGATGCCTCACCAGACCGGCCAGAAGCTCAACTTCGAGGCCATGGCGTCCCAGCCCGCCACCGTGCAGGACCAGATCCTGTCGCAGCTCCGGTCCCCGGCGCTGACCAAGTCGATCTCGGCCGACACGCTGGCCTCGGTCGCACAGGCCCTGGCCGCCGCGCAGATCCCGGACCTGCAGAAGGACATCACCAACTCCAGCCCGATCTCGACCGGTCTGGTGATGTTCGACCTCGAAGGCCCGGCGAAGATGCTGACCCCGAAGCCGACCCCACTCCGCAACCGGATCAACCGGGCGCAGGGATTCGGCCTCAGCCACCGGTTCAAGCGGATCACCGGTTTCACCGGCACCGGTACCGGCGGCGTGGGTGTCATCCGCGCTGGCATCCAGGACAACACCCAGACCAACTTCGCCCCTGCAGGCGCCGCGCAGTCGCTGTACTACGCCCGTGGCCCGAAGATTGCCTACGCCGGTGACGACCAGATCGTCCCCTACGTGCAGTTCTCGGTGTCGGACCAGGTCCCCTGGTCGGCGCAGTACTCCGGCCGTGGCTACCAGGACATCCGCGCTCTGTCGAAGAACGCGATCATCTGGTCCTCGATGCTGATCGAAGAGCGCACGCTGCTCTACGGTCGTGGCACCGCCGCTGGCTTCTCCGGCGTCCTGGCTGCCCCGACCGGTGTCGCGGGTGCTGCCCGTGCGACCACCGGTTCCGAGGTCGGCCTGTCCGGCGTGACCACCAGCCTCTGGGTCCGGGTCGTGGCCGAGATGGGCGACTTCGGTGTCTCCCAGGCGACCGCCGTCTCCGGCGCGATCGCGGCCTCCAACGGCCAGGTCGTCGACATCACCTACACCCTGCCTGCCGGCGCGACCGGTGCCCGGGTGTTCGTGGCGACCGGTGCCGGTGACCCCGGCGACGCGTCCCGCTGGCTGTACGTCGGCAACGGCTCCCCGACCAGCCCGACCCCGGGTGGCCGTTCGGGCTACAACAAGCTCACCCTCCAGGGTGCGCTGCCGACCTCGGGTGTCGTGCCGACCGCCTGGCCGCTGACCACCGCTGGCGGTGGCACCGCGAACCTGACCGTCGCTGACGGCGGTTCGGCCGTGGCCAACGAGTACGACGGCATCCTGCCGTACTGCACCGGCGCGAACGCTGGATACACCGCCAAGCTCAACGGCACGTTCAGCAACGTCAACCCGGGCATCGAGTACCAGAACGCGTTCGTGGGCCTGTGGGAGTCGGTCAAGGCCGACCCCGACCGGATCCTGTTCGCGGGCCGGGACCGCAAGCAGCTCTCGGACACGATCAAGGGCGCGGCCAACTCCAACTACGGCATTCGGCTGATGCAGGATGACGTCAATGGCGTGACGCTGGGCTCGATCGCGGTCTCGATCTTCAACGAGGTCACCGGCAAGAACGTGGACATCGAGGTCCACCCGTGGCTGCCGCAGGGCAACTCGCTGATCCTCAGCGACAACCTGCCGATCCCGGACACCGAGGTCGACTCGGTCTTCCGGGTGTTCGA